TTACGCGCCGCCCGGAGCCGCGTAGCCGCCGACGAAAAACCAACCGAGAAAAACAACGGCGACGATAAAAATGGCCACCGGGAAAAGAATACCCAATCTCATGATGTTACCCCTGAAGCTAAAAATATGACCTGTCCTGCCACAAAACCATTAAGCCGCCGCATCGCAACAGCTTACCGGAAAACCTCGCTATCATACTGGATATCGCCGCCAGGTTTTAATCAATATTCAGAAAGGAATCCCGCCGCCGGGACTTTTTATCCTGATACATAGCGTCATCCGCAGCGCGCAGCGCACTTTCGACATCCAGAACCTGGGGATTTACCTCTGTGATACCAAAACTGGCGCCAGGATAGTTAATTCGGTGTTCGCCAAGAAAGTAAACTCCACATAAGGCCTGCCGCAGGGTCGCAACAAAGGACTGTTGCTGCAGCGTGTCCAGTTCGGTGCCGACGACTAAAAACTCATCACCGCCGAGACGTCCCACCAGGTCTCCCTGGCGAATATGCGCCTTCAGCCGTTCGCCAATCTGGACCAGAAAGCTGTCCCCGCACTGATGACCAAAGCGATCGTTTATCGCTTTAAAATCGTCAAGGTCGATAAAGATCATCAGCAGATTGCGCTGCTGCTCGCGCTCGCGGGGAAACATTGACGACAGATGCTTAAACAGCGCCCGGCGATTGGCTAAACCGGTCAGCTCGTCGGTATAGGAGTGCATTTCCAGCGCGACGTTGGCGGCGCGAAGCTGATCAACCAGCGTCTCTTTCTCAACATAGTGAGAAATTAAGTTGGCAAACAGCGCCATCACCTGCTCGCCTTCGAGGTTATAGGGCTGCTTATTGCGGCTGGTTGCACATAATGTGCCGTACAGCGAGCCATCGGCGAGGCGCACGGGAATGCTGAAGAAGGTGATAATCCCCAGCCCCTGAGCGGCGATGCACGACGGCCAGCGGGTGTTGACATCGTTACTGAACTGGCAGTTATCATCGATTGCACGTTTACACAGCGACTCATTCCACGGCACCGAAAACCCTTCCGGGATCTGCATTTCGCTGCTGTTATGCGCGTACAGCACCAGCTGGCGCTGCGCTTTTAAATCAATACGAGTCAGATAAGTTGACTCCATTCTGGTCACAAGCTCCAGCATCTCAAGCAGCTGCCTGACTAACATTTCGAGGGAATGTTCAGTGGCGAGCGTTTGCGAGACGCGAGCAAGAATAAAATCTGACATGAATGTACGGCTCCCGATCGCGGGTGGGGCCGTCAGTCATTTATGCTGGAAAACGGCTACCAACGAAGAGTAAACATAGATACAACAAATTTAACACATTAATGAAGGGAATACCTGCGATCGCAGCGGGGAAAAAAAGCCCCGTCGGGTGCGTTGGAAACACCCGGAACAAGGGGCTTTCAACGGTACAATGCGGAGTTGCGCGGCACGCAAGACCATTGAAAGCCATAACTAATTACCCATCTGTGGACATTATGTGGACGTTTCACACATCAGCGCTACCTCTCAGCGGGTTAAGCGAGATCGCGTCCTGAAGATATTCCGGTGCAAAGTGAGCGTAGGCCATAGTTTGCTCAATTCGCGCATGTCCTAAGATCCTCTGTAATGTAATTATGCTCCCCCCATTAATCATAAAATGCGTCGCGAAACTGTGGCGTAGTGCATGCGTCGCCTGGCCGGTCGGAAGATCAGGTTTTACCTCCCTGAGTATCTGCCTGAAGTCAGAATAAGACGCCTTACCAAATAACAAGCCTCGCTTACCATCCGCTATGAGTTTTGCCACTTCCGCTGAAACTGGAACAGTCCGCTGCTTGTTACTCTTGGTTTTAACGAACGTCACACGGTTCTGTATGATGTGTTCCGCCTTGAGTCGAGCCGCTTCGCCCCAGCGAGCACCAGTGCTTAAACAGAGAACGGCTATCTTCTTGTTGTCGCCATCCAGTCTAAAGAGCAAGTGCTTGATTTCGTCCTCTGTCAGATAGCCAGTTTCGGGGACTTCTTCTTTCAACTTCTTCCTGCCCCTGATCGGATGTTCACCCGAAAACAACTCGGCCTCGATTAGCGCTGTGAACATGCCACTGATGCTGTTTAGGTCACGGTTAATGGTAGAAGCTTTAATGCCCTGACTTCTTCTTGCCGCGTAATACTGACTAATCAGCGCTTTCGTAATCTGAAAAGCACAAGGATCGTCGGTAATCCTGCAAAAAATATCTAACTTGTTGCGGTTTATCCTACCGTGCTCCTCATGCTTGCCTTTCAAATTCCACCAAAGCTGTATCAGTTCAGACAGATGCCGCTTATCCGTCGGTTTTGATAACCATTCTTTGGTGTGATGGTTGAACTGAGTATGCTTCTCGAAAGCTACCGCTTCACTTTTCTTATCAAACTTCCTGCGGATACGCTTTCCATTGCGACCAGCAGGCCTGATGTCCACTTCATATCGACCATCATCGAGTTTCTTAATAGTCATAAGAAAACCCTCCGATGGGTGCGTTTGCCTTTAGGCCTCAACGCGTTGCAATTATGTGATGAATACTTTTCGACCAATAATAGACATTTGAAATGTATGTAGGACTGGTTAATTGTTATCCAATCTTTTGGTCTGAGTGCTGCGAGGTTGTTAAGTCTTGCCCAAAGTGTGCGAGTGCCGGTGCGATTTGACCGGCTTCAGGCGAAACCTGATCGGTCATGAACCACAGTGTGTATTTAGTAAATTGAGGTATTTGCAGAATCTTCATCATTACGTCGGTTGGTGGGGTTGAGCGTCCGCTTTCGTAATAACTTAAAGTCCCATAAGGAATTCCTGTTAGATCAGCTAGTTGCTGTCTACTTAGATACTCAGACTTTCTTATTAAGACGATTTTCTCGTTTAACGCGTTTGACATGGTGTTTAGATCTCAATAGTATGGTGTTTAGATGTAAACAGTTAAGTGTTTAGTATTGAACACTAAAGCCAACTATAAGCCATTAAGAGCAATCCATGAACCGAATAACGAGGAAATGTTAATGGTAAAGCAAATCACAAGCACGACCGATGCGGTTCCTTATCAGGAATTTGCCAGACTCATCGGGAAAACGCCGGCTGCGGTAAGAGGAATGATTGAGAAAGGGAAGCTTCCTGTAATCGAGATGACCGATCCCCTGTCTACTTCTGGCCGTGCGGGCGAGTACTGGGTTTACCTTCCAGCCTGGAACAACGGCATGAAACTGGCCTACGAAAGTCGTCCGAAGGAGATCAGGGAAGGGTGGTTGATGTGGCTTGGACTGGGAGAATGAAAATGCTCAAACCTGCTGAATCAGATAGTGCATTACAAGGGCAAATCTACCACCGTGGCGATATGAAAAGCGCCACATTGGTGGCGCTGGTTCCCTACAAGCGATTACTTGCCACGATTTCTGTTGACGTGATCTTGCAGAATGGCGGCCAACTCTTCGATCTCATCCAAGGCGAGCCCAACAAAGAAACGGTCGGTGGATGGAATGGAGACTTTTTGCGGGAAGCCAAAGCCAATAAAAGCCATACCAGATTCGCCTTCGACGTAACCATATTGCTTGGCGATAACATAGGGATCCTTACGAACTTCATTACTAGACATTGAAACTCCTTGTTTTATGTGTAGTTGCCTGCCCATTCTTGGCGGAATGCAGGCCATAAAAAAATATCATAAACAAGCCATCATGAATGGCTTAACAATTCAATGAATATCTTTTGTTTGACGGAGTTCTCATATGAAGAGTGGGGTTGGTAAGGGGGTGTTGCAGTTGAATAGCAAAACCAGTCTTTACTGTGGCTTTACTATTCTGAAACTCCCACGCAAAAAACCGTACAACCGCCAGCGCTATCAAATTACGCACACAGGCCATTATTACGGCATTGACTTTGCTTTATCAGAAGCATGCCGAACGATTGACAGAATCATGAGTAAAAAGCGGTTTATTGCTTTTTAATCTCTGGGGGCGAAAATGAAACTCGAATATGCAGACAAAATTAACTCGCTTTTACAATGCTTCCATTTCAATAAAGAGTTTCTGGAATGGAATCATGATTACTCTCTCCAGCTTTTACGCCACGGCGTATCCCACCTTTATCATTTCGCAATGCTTCAAGGCGAGAATGATGAATGCACTCTTGAAGAACTCCGCAACATCATTATTTCCGTGACCGATGGTGATATCCCTAAACCATACGACCTGCTATCTCTGGACACTGAGCAACTGAAGAAGGCTATGAAGTTTGTTCAGCCGCAGGCGGTAACCGTAGAAGTTACCCCGGAGATCTTGGAACACCTGAAACTGGGAGCTAGAGCCTCCTGGCGGCTGGAGCCCCCTCGCTTTAACTGATCATCGGAGTACGCCATGTTCACCGAAGAAAAAACATCCTGGGAACAGGAAATGCTGATTCGAGAAGCAGTGGAAAGTGCCGAGCAGGGGTTCACTGTACATCTACAAAACGGTGCTCGTATCACCATTACTTCAAAAAGTCCGTCTAAAGATTTAATAATTTACGGGCTCGAAAAAGCCATTCGCGGTAATCACGATCGCGCGCGAATGACCTTTGTTGATTTCATGTATTACTGGCATGAAAGGATATTTAAGCAGATTAAAAGAAAACCGCGTTCAAACAATTAACTAACCCGCTTTAAAAATAACGGCATTCACTTTGCCGGGGATTCGTTTTGCCTTTATCAGGAGGTTGCATGTCGGTTACGTCAATAAAGCCGGAAGGCGGAATAAGCGATCCAGAGTTTATGGGAATCAGCACCAATGCGCGCAAAGGCGAGCGCGCCCATTTACTCGGATTGCTGCGCATCCGTATGGGCCTGCTGAAAGAGCAAGGCCTTACCCCCGAAGAGATTTATTCAGCACTTGAGCAGTGGATAGCCAACCACGAAACAATCACCAGCGAGGGCAGTAGACCATGAATCACTTAATGATCGATTTGATTAACGTTAATAAGAAACCGTCATCACCTCTGTGTGCCATTGAAGCTGTGTTTTTTGAGCCCTCAACAGGGCAGATCGGAAAGGTTTTTTATTCTTCGATAGACATTCGTAAATCTGAAAGCTTGAAGGGCCGTATCAGCATTAGTACGGCATTCGATTGGATGAAAAAAGATTCTCACTGGCGCGCCGAAGTAATGAGCGCAACCGAAGCTGAAGAAGATGCACTTTGCAGCCTTGCTGCTTTCATCGCCGACAATACCTGTCCCCGGAACGCGGCGTTATTCGTATGGTTCAAAGATGCCCCGGAAAAACTGGTTTCACTTCGTTATGCCGTGGATCGCTTAGAGGTGTCAGGCATTTTCCCTGAAGGCACAAAATACCGCTGCATTCGTTCACTTCTCGACCTTGCTGCTGCCACAGACTATGCGCCTCATGCGAGAAGCGCCCTGGCACGTTACACGCTCACTGACGCGCGATATCAAGCGGAGCAAGTCTGCGAAATCTGGCAGCGCTTGACCTCTCCACAGATTGGAGCGCTATGAGGGCCGCCATGCATTCGCATCTGTCTGTTGTTTGTAACGCACCGTTGCCGGTTTGTAAGAGGGCGCTTGCCGCCCTGAATTGCTTTGCTCGTGGACAGCGTAATTACACCCGCGTCAAGCCACACGCCTATCTCGTGATCCGCATTGGCCTCCGTTGGCGTTTGCTCAGCAAAAACGGTGGTAAGCAGTGGCGACTGATGACCCATGAAACCTATAACCAGGAATGCCGCAAATGATTAAGTCACCTCTTAAGTGGGCTGGCGGTAAAACCCGCGTGTTGCCGGAGCTGCTGAAGCACTTACCTAAAGCCGATTGCTTGATTGAGCCCTTTGTAGGCAGTGGCACAGTCTTTATGAATACGGAATACCGCCGCTATGTGCTTTGTGACAGCAATCGCGCATTGATCAATTTCTTCCGCGCGCTCAGGGAAGACCCTGAAAGATTGATACTGATCGCCAGGAACGTATTCAGAAATGGCAATAACGAAGATAGCTATTACGAAGAGCGCAAGTTGTTCAACCACCTGTCGTGGGATGACGAGTGTGCAGATGATTACGTTGTACGGTGGGCGGCATCATTTTTATACCTGAACCGCCACTGCTTTAACGGGCTTTATCGCACCAACAGGGATGGCGGTTTCAATGTTCCATTTGGCAGCTATAAGGCGCCTTATTTTCCAGAAGCAGAAATGCGCCTATTTGCCGAAAAGGCGCGGGATACTCACGCGCTCTTTCTTTGTAATGATTTTCGTACTTCCATTCCGTACGTCGCCAGGAATCGCCTGGACTCCGTGATTTACTGCGATCCGCCGTACATCCCGACTAGCAAAACAGCCAATTTTACCGCCTACGGCAAGCCATTTACCCTGGATGATCACTGCGCTTTGGTTACGGCGTTGCTGGACGTTAATCGCCAGCATGGAACGCGCTCGGTCATCTCGAATAGCGACACACCAGAAACACGCCAGATCTACTCCGCTTTCAATCTCCACGCCTTCAGAGTTCGACGTTCCGTTAGCGCCAAAACCCGCGATATGGCCAGTGAAGTGATTGGCGTAATTCGCGTGTGTGGCGCGCCGGCTTGTTGAGGCATTGGCTTTGCAAAATAAGATTCGAAGGTGAGTTATGTCTGACTCCACATCCCTGGCATGGAGCTGGAATGCCAGAAAGCAGCCAGTAAACCCTTATGCTGTTGATGTGCCTGCACAGAAACCATCTGCGCTGGCCGTCTGGATTGCGCTTTATGAGCAGGATAAAAGCGATCAACGCGAGCAGGCTGAAGCAATGAGTCGTGCAGCAGAAGAGTACCTCTTTTCTGTTGCACATTGCGATCCTTGGCACTATGACGAATTGAATGATGCTCTGATTGAGAAAGCTAAGCGACATGCAGAACTCCATCGTGTTGATCCTCTTACCCTGATTCGTGATGACGTCGCCAGCTTGCCTGGTTTCCTGCGCAAGCCGCTGGAAACAAGGATTAAGTATTTGGAAAAATCAGAAGATCCGCGCCATTTGCCTACCTATCTGAATGAGGTCATTACTCCCTCATTAGTGAGAATTGACAAGGTCCGTGCTAACCAGGCGTCGCTGTCATTCCAGGCCATGGCTGGCAGGGATAGCCTTGATCAACTCCTTCGACTTGCTGAACTGAATCAGCGGGAGGTTAAGCGGCTTTCAACGCTGGTCGCAGCGCACATTGATATGATTTTTATCCAGCTTTGCGGTGAGATGCTGACCGATGAATTAGCTTCTCCCATCGTAATACTGGAGCTCTATCGTCGTGTGGCGGCCGAAGTGTCACGCCTCGATGTTATCCCGCCGGGTTATGAAGCGCTCCGCAGCAAACATAATCGCCGCAACCCGATTAACTACGAGTTGATACCGGGCGCGCTTGCCCGTATGCGTTGTGCTGACTGGTGGCAACGTAAGCTGTGGCAACTCCGCAACGAATGGCGGGAAGAGTTACTTCGGGCTGCGTGCCTTGTTCATCGGCACGCATCACCTTATGTCAGCCATGACATTCTGTTGCAGAAGCGGGAACAACGCCGTAAGGCGATGGATTTTTTCCGCAACCATGATCTGATTAACGAAGATGGCGACACGCTCAGCATGGAGGATGTGGTGCTTGCAAGTGCCAGCAATCCAGCGCACCGTCGTAATGAGATGATGGCCTGTGTCAAAGGCCTGGAATTGATAGCTGAAATGCGTGGCGACTGCGCCATGTTCTATACCATCACCTGTCCTTCTAAGTACCACGCCACACTGATGAACGGGAAGCCTAACCCTACATGGGATCACTCGACAGTTAGGAAAAGCAGCGACTATCTGGTTGATACGTTTGCGGCATTCCGTAAGGCAATGCACAAAAAAGAGCTGCGCTGGTACGGCGTCCGCGTAGCCGAACCACATCACGATGGCACTGTGCACTGGCATTTATTGTGTTTTATGCGCAAAAAACATCGACGTGCAATCACAGAGCTGCTGCGTCGTTTCGCTATCCGAGAAGATCGCGCCGAACTTGGCAATAACACTGGCGCTCGTTTCAAGTCAAAGCTGATAGATCCGCGAAAGGGGACTCCGGCCAGTTATATTGCAAAGTACGTAAGTAAAAACATCGATGGGCGTGGGCTGGGTGACACCGTCAGCAAGGAGACGGGTAAATCACTACGTGATAGTGCCGAGCACGTCACTGCGTGGGCATCGTTGCACCGTGTTCAACAATTTCGTTTTTTTGGGATTCCAGGCCGCCAGGCGTACCGCGAGTTACGATTGTTCGCATCGCAGGCAACTCGTGCAATGAAAACCAGCAAACCGGGTGCTCCGGTACTTATGGATCCAAAACTGGATGCTGTGCTCGCTGCTGCTGATGTTGGCTGTTTTGCCACTTACATCATGAAGCAGGGCGGTGTACTTGTTCCCCGCAAAAATTACCTCATTCATACCGCCTACGAGCCGACAGTCGAACCAGGAACCTATGGCGATCACGGGATTCGTATTTATGGCATTTGGTCGCCAATCACCGGTAAGGAAAACAAAATATGCACACATGTCCATACCTGGAAGATGGTGAAGAAGGCTCCCGCTAACCTAGGCGCTGAAAGCGCCGCCCAGGGCGACCCCGTCGCCCCTTGGACTCGTGGCAATAACTGTCTCCTATCCTTAAAAGAGAAGGAAAAAGGGACATGGAATGATAGTGGGCTATCGCAACAACAACTTCAGGATGAAGAGTCAGGTCCGCTAGAGGTGGGTAGTTTGTCTATTAAAGAAAGAAAAGTTGTTTTTTACCGACTTCATGAAAATGTAGAGTAAAGGTTTTGCCAGAGAAGAAACCAAAGCTGCTCAACACATCTCCTTGGGCATATTTAATAGGTAATTTTGCGTTGTCAATAGAGATTGAAGTCAGCGTGTCACCGGTTAAGAATTTTTTGCAAAAAAAAGGTTACAATTTGGCGAACATATTATATACGCAACACGTGACGATGAGTTGTGTAGTTCTCAGTCACAAAACTCAGATGTTCTTAAGCTGATTGACCTGAATACATCGAGAGTGCTTTTCTGGAATAAATAAAAAGTAGTGGACATGTATGGTTATTAAATGCAGGGCTTTGAGTGTTAGATGTATATGTAAAATTTATACTTGTTAAATGGCTAAGGTTGATGGTGGCATTGATAGCTAAGTTGCTTGTTAACATTGATATAATTGTTGATTTTAAGTCAAAAAGCGAGTAGAAAAACATTATCATATTTACTCATTGTGAGTGCTTCCATGTAAGGAAAAGGAAATGAGCATAATTCATGTAAATCAAATTGGTAGTAAAATAAACAATTTATTTTCAGATAGAATTGACAAAGGTGATTTAAATCCTCAAGATAAAGACGTTCAAACTAAAATTCTTTCAAGATGTCTAGCTGCTTATGCCATTTATTGTGTTGGTGATACATCTTTAGATGATGCCGCTATTGCTGTTGTTGATGGTTCTGACGATAATGGTATTGATGCGATACATTATTCACCATCCAATAAAAGAATGATAATAGTTCAATCCAAGTGGAAAAAGGATGGCTCAGGTGAGCCTGACAACGGAGATATGAGAAAATTTAAAGATGGAGTTTTAGATCTTATAAATTTTGAATTGGATAAATTTAATAAAAAAATTAATAGCAAAAAACAAATGATCGAAACAGCATTGGCTGAGTTTGACACAAAATTTGATCTGGTATTAATTCATACTGGCGCAAATTCTTTAAGTAAGCATAATCAACAAGTGATAGACTCGATCTTAAATGAATTAAATGATGCTGGGGATGGTACAAGCGAGGATGTTGTAAGTTTTCACCATCTAAATCAAGCGATTATACATAGTGGACTCGCGTCAGGGATGGATGGCGAACCAATAGATCTTGAAATAGGTCTTTCACAATGGGGGAGAATGGAAGAACCTCATCAAGGGTATTTTGGTATAGTAGCTGGTGAAGAGGTTGCTAATTGGTGGGGGAAAAAAGGAAAGCGATTATTTGCAAAAAATATCCGGCAAATGTTAGGTAACACAGAAGTTAATGAAGAAGTGAGAAAAACAATTGAGGAGCAACCGGAGAATTTCTGGTATTACAACAATGGGATAACTATCGTTGCTGAGTCAATTAAAAAATCAATGGTAGGCGGTAATAGCAGAGATATAGGGTCTTTCAAAGCTAGCAATATTAGCATTGTTAACGGTGCACAAACTGTGAGTGTTATAGGTAAATATGCACAAGATGGAGGCGCAAATCTTGCGAAACTACGGTTGCCGATACGTTTAATTTCACTGGAGGGTGCACCTGAGGATTTTGGCGCATCTGTAACTAAAACTAACAACCGACAAAACAAAATTGAAAGCCGTGATTTTGTATCTTTGGATGAAGAACAGTTAAGGTTAAAGAGAGAATTATCACTTGAGGCAATTGAATACAATATTGTCCGAAGTGAAAATATAAAAACATCTGCATCAATAATTGATTTATCAGAAGCTACAGTGGCGTTGGCATGTGCATCGACTCAAGTTGGACTTGCTGTTCAGGCTAAA